TAGTGCTAGGTTTTGAATCTCTTGCTGTTTAGCATTTTGTTCAAGTTCAGCAGCTAAATCTTTATTAAGATCTTTTATTCCAGTAAAGTGATCTCTTACTGTTTTTGCACCGTCAGCAACTTGTTGTACGGATCTAGACATAGATGAAGCAAAGTCACCACCCTTTGAAAAAGTCTTTTCGAGACTCTTACTTATTAAGGCAAGTGATTGCGCAGCCTTCTGAAGATTATCAGCAGCTCCTTTAGGTATGTCGTCGTTTTCAGCCACAGACTATTATCTTAAACCGTGTTTTTTGAATATGTTGTCGAGTCGTGAGTTACTCATTTGATTTCGTAATACTTTAGCAAATCCTTTTGGATCTTTAGCTAACCATCCTTTAGCTGTACGCTCCCAATTCTTATCGGACATCTTAAACTTTTTAGCAAGACCTTTGAAGTCTCTGTGTTTAAGTAAGAAGTCGTACTGGTAGTCAGCTTTTCTATTAGTAGCCCATTTCATGCCACCTGCAATCTTATCGATGACCCATCCAGTCAATCCAGCTTCATCTAAATGCTTTGGTGCTTCTTTAAGATATTCTCGAATGTTTTCGCGTAGTTCTTTCTCTCTTGAGTCCATGTGTTATGCTTTCTTATAAATAGTTTGGAATAATAAAAAAAGCCACCCTTATTAGGATGGCTTCACACTATCTTCGTGCTTGGCTCTGAATTTTATCGTACTGAGCCTTCTCTGCTTCATTTTCTTTTTCTCTAATGTCGGCAAGCTTACGGTAGTAGTATGCTCGTATGTGTACCGGTAGTTGATAGAGTTCTGTCCATGACCATCCCATTTTTCCGTAATACATAAGTTCAAACAGTTGGTCGTATAGGCGGGCCTTATAGCTAGACCCCAGGCCAAAAAAACCCGACATCAATCGGTAACTGCATGTTAGCCGATTCATGACCACAGTGTGGGCATTCAAAGTATATTGTAGTATCTATGTCTGGTGTTACTTCTTTCAAGTACTTACGTAGAGCTAGCGAATCTCTTGATAACATGTTGTCAACGTAGCTGTTAATAAATCCTCGATCTTCGTTGCCATCGATTGCAGCAATTACTTGCTTCATTCTTGTCGTTAAATCTCTATCAACTCCAGAAGCTTTTGATCTCTTCTTGTTTGCTTTTGCTGCTTGTTCAATTGCTTTTTCGTCTCCATGAGTTAGCATCTTTAATGTCAACTCGCTTTTAGCTGCTGGAAGTGAAAACTTGTGTGTTGCTTCTCCTTCTTTGAATATGCTCCAATCGATTGCCTTTTCTTCGAATTGCTGAAGATCAATAACGTGCTTACTCTTCTCACCACAATCCGGACAAGTAATCTCTACTTCGTAATCCTCTCCGTATGCTAGAATTCTAGCTGCAATAAAGATCGCATTCTTATCAACTGTCAGTATATCGTTGTAATTAATCTTTGTTACAATGAGAGATTGTAGTAGCTTATCTATCACTACTCCTTGTTTGATCAAGTTCTGAGACGCTAAAATGTCTTCTTCTTTAGCGGTCATATACTTCATTTCAATTTTTCCAGATCTTAGTGGATGTCCTTCTGGATAAAACTTACCCTTACTTGGTAATGCGATTACTTCAGTAGGTACGTTTACGGATTCACCCTTAGTGAGTGCTACGTCATTAGAAGCGGAATTGACATGATCTGCCATCACCATCTGCTTTAATTGTTCGTCGCTTAAGGGATTTTTTTGATTATTTGGATAATCGTCGTTTACAACTTTGCTCATTTTGTTTTTATTTAGTAACTTATCGTCTTATGCATATAAATAGTCGGAAATAAAAAAAAGCCAACTTTTTATAGTTGGCCTCTTTTATTGGTGTTGGGTAAGGGTCGGGTAATTAATATTCTAATACGCAGTAGTCTACTCCTAATGTAAGTGCAATCTCAACTGGTGTTTCTGTAGACCAATCCATGTCTCCAAATTGTGCTGTCTTAATGTAAGCACCTTTTACACTCCAGTTCTCAATCTTATCACCTACTGGTCCTAATACGAAGATATCAAAATCTTTCTTGTAGAAATCTGCATATCCATCTCGTCCAGTTACTGATTCGTGTGATGTACGAACCCACTCCATTACAGCTTGTGCTCCGGATGGTACGATTGCATCATACATGGTAATTGTAATGTCGCCCCACTTACACTTACCTTTCATCTTTCTGATGATATTAATATGATCTAGTACAACCTCTCCGCACTCTAATTGAGGTCGAGATACTTTTTTACATAAGTAAGATGGTAGCCCATCAACTTCGAGGATGAATCTGTTTTGCACCTTGGGCTCGTAGTTGGTGTAAAACATTTTATCATTTTCTATTAAATTTGCCATAATTGTTCTTTATTATAAATAGTCGTTGTACTAATTTTATGCGTTATCAAATGTTGCTCCAGTTGGTAAAATGTTGAAGTCAAGTACGATAAATTCTGCAGCTTTTGCTGGTTGAATAAATATCTGACCGTACATTTGGTTTCTGTCGATTACGTCAGGAGTGTTGTTAGTTTCGTCCATTACAACTCTGTAAGCAAATAATCCTTGTCTTGACTTTACAGTCTCTAAGTATGGATTAACAATGTTTAAGAATCTCTGACGAGTTTGTGTTGTGTTGTTTTCGAACACTAAATATCTTGATGAGCTTGCAATAAACTTCTTCAATGTTATTAACAGTCTTCGGACATTTACTCTATCAAGTGCGCTTGGCTTAGCTTGTAGTGTCTTCTGACCCCATACACATACTCCTTGGTTAGGGAATGTTGCGATTGGGTTGATTCTGTTTTCATAAAGATCATCTCTATCTGATTGTTGTAATTTCTTTTCGATATCAATTGCTTCACTAATTCCACCTCTATTCAATCCAGCTGGTGCAAACCATTCGTATGCTACATTGTCTGAGTTAGCAAACACTCTTGGAAGTACTACTGATGGTGGAACCCATACTGGCTTATTCTTGTCAGTGTCTAGGATCTTAACCCATGGCCAATAAACTCCTGCGTAGTTGGTGTCAATTGATCCGTTAGCTACTGCTGATACTGCAGCTCCTATTGTGTTTCCTTGTACTACACAATCAAGTAGTGCAAAACAATCTCCTCTATCTTCAGCTACTTCAATCATCTTGTTGGTGATTGCTGAGTGATCAGCTATCGTAGCTCCAGGTGCAACAACTAGATTCACATCTAATTCGTCTGGATTGTTTACTGTGTTTAATGCTTTGATATATGCTTTGGCTCCTGCAGAGTTAGCAGTTGTACAATCCATTCCAAACAAGTTTCCTGGAGTAATGTTAGCTCCTGTCTTCTTAGTTAAAGCTGGATCATCTCCATCAAATCCACCTTGTAATCCTACTGTGAATTTCAAGAAGTTTGATATATCAACTCCTGCGAATGTTGATCCTGATATACTTGCTCCTGCAGTTATAGATGAGTTAGCATCTACTGCTGATGCACTTGGGTGTACAAAAGAGTCGTCAAGGTTAAAGTCGTTATTTGCTAAAGCTGTTGCTCCGTTTGGTAATGGCTTAAGCAATTCGCTTGCGTCGTTTGTGGATGCAAAATCGTGTCCGTAGTATTTCTTTTTGTTAAATGCTCCGTTAATCTCTGTAGTTTCAATAATGAAAGAAGCAGTTGGTACTGTTATGTTTAATGAAGCGGAAGTAAATTGAACTGGTGCAACATAAGCGTCAAATCCAAATGGTTTAACATTTGCTGAGATAGCTTTGTTTGTTACATCGTCAACACACTCAACATATACATATTGAGATACGTTATCATAATCTCCATTATCTGTTACAATTCCAGCATCTGATACGGATTTGAACTTATCTCCAATTCTTCGAGCAATATAATTAGAAGAGTCTGGGTCTAAGTTTAGGTTAGAGAAAGATTCTAATACTACTGGTCGTTTATCTGTATCTTCGTAATCTCTTACTAGGATTGTAAACGAACCATAATCGCTTGCTGGATTCCCTCCTGGCAATACGTTGTTGATTATACTAACTTTGATTGAAGTGTTTGTGTCTGTTCCGTCAGCTATTGTTTTCACTTTAAAAAGATCTAACTTAGCTCCACCAATCGTTTGTGATACAATATATGGAGTAGCTGCTGGTTGAGGATTACCTGCGTCTGAACTTGAAAAGTCAACTAGCGCTGCAACAGATCCAGTCTCAAAGTAGATAATAGATCCAGTTCCTTCGTCAGACTTCATAAAGTTATTCTGATATTGGTATATGTATCCTTTTTTAGCGCCTTGTGGAGAGCTTCCTAGTACATTACTAAATGAACTTACGTTTGATGGATCAGCAGATGCAGTTAAGATTTGAGAAGAAACTCCCGCTCCTAGTAATTCAAATCCATTTGAAGCAGTTGCTGCTACTGGTGTAAATACAGATGCAGAGAATCCGTTGTTGGTGGATGCTCCATCAGCAGTGTTTTTGGTTGGAAGTATAGTTCCTACTATCTTCTTACCAAAAGATCCAGATGCTAGTATGTGAACAGCTTTTGCGTCATATCCACCTTCTTGTAACACTCTTACAACAGTTACTGTTGATGCTGCGTTCAAGTAGCTCTTGACAGCGTAAGGGACATAAGTGTCCTCACTTAGTCCTCCAAACTTAGCAATAAATTCGTCAAAATTTTCTACAATTGTAGGAACAAAGGCTGGGCCTTTTTTGGTAGGTCCTACGATAGCTGCTCCAATGGCAGCGATACCTGCTGGTAAAAAGGAAAGATCCTTTTCGTTAGTAAATACTCCTGGGCTAACAATTTTCTCGGCCATAGTGATATTATATTATATATTTCTTTGTTTTTAATAAATATGTCAACTATAACCCGAAACCTAGTTTTGAGATGTTAATTTGGTGTAAATTCTCCAGTGTTCATGTCCAAAGAACCTACTC